ATCTGTGACTATCAAATCATCGTCTACTGTTAAATCCACTGCGGCGATATGAGCAAAAGCATCTACAACTGCTGCACCACTTCCAGCACCATCTAAGTAAACTGCTTTAGTTGTTCCTGGAGTTATTGTAACACTTGCACCAGATCCTTGACTTATTATTATGTTTTGTGATCCACTTGTGCCATTTTCTATAAAGTGAAGTCTGCTAAGTGTTTCTGGTGCAATAGTAATAGTACAGGCACTATCGAGAGTTCCAGTGTACTTTATATACATAGCTCTAGCTGCATCTGCAGCTCCATCTGCTACTGTACTTGTAAATGTATCTGCATTTGTCGTGATGGCTTCTGTGCCAAAACCAAGTGCATCACCTATCAATTCTAAGTTTGTATTGGTCGTAGCTCCCCATGTTCCAGATTGCTCTCCATCAGCTATCTCTTCCAATCTTAAATCATTTACATATGTACTTGCCATGTTTTTATCCTTATGCTGCTATTTCACCCCAGTTCGGAGTTTGTGAAACTGTTATATTTGAAAAACTTGTTGTTTGATCTGGAACTATTAATCCCCAAACATTCTCTTCTCCTGAAGAAGCTGTAGCAGAAACACCTGTTATTGTAGGAGTTACATCTATAGTTACAGTAGAAGTTCCAATAGATGAAGTGGCACTCGTACCAGTCAAACTAAGGACAGAAGATGCAGTGACACTTTCCGAACCAACAGCACTTGTCGCTGCGCTTTGAGTAACATTAACTTCTATTGAAGGAATAACTGTAACCGTTCCAACAGCACCAGTAGCAGCACTTTGAGTTACGGGAACTTCTATAGATGGAACGACAACAACTGAACCTAACGCACTAGTTGCAGCACTTTGAGTTACTAGAACGGGAGTATGCCTATTCCAAGCCGCCTCACCCCAAGTACCTCTACCCCAACCATGTAATGTAGTATTAGCCATATTTTACCTTACAATTGTTCGGTTAAGCAATCCTTATAATAGCATTACTTGCATCAGCAGTTGGAAATTGAATTGTAAATGTTCCAGATGTTGATGTTTTATTACTCGTAAAATCTAATACGCAAACAGCTTTATCACTATTAGTGTCGTTATATATTAATGCGCCCATAGCAGTAATAGTAGCTGTAGTAAAACTTATGTCAGCAAAATCAGTTAAGGCAGTTGTTCCAGACGTTGTAGGAGCGACTTTTGTTAAAGTTCCGCCTCCTGCAGTATAACTACCACTATTTGCAACTTCTCCAGTTGTTGTGTAAGCAGTTGTTGTAGCTCCTAGTGTAGCAGTTGTTGAGGATTTACCTCCGCCACCTTCTGCATAAAGAGCCAGCTTAAAAGCGTTACCATTAGTAGCAAAATTGTGTGTGCCTAACATTAGCTCTTGTTTAAACGCTGTGCAAAGTGCTTGTGTTATTGCCATTATAATCTCCTTATATATTCTGCCAATTCTTTATTGCCTGAATTTCTTATAGTATGCACTATTGTAGCTCTTTCTTCTCTTCTTGCCAAGAGCAAATAATAAAAGAGAATTTTTTTAACATTTTCTTTAAAAACATTAGCCTGATCTCTAATGACATCAGGAGCATTGTCAGAGACAGAAACTATTTTGTCTACTGCCATTTGTGCTATTTGTTCGTCTGAAAGCCCTCCATCATTTGAAGTCATAACATTGACGGGAGCTACTTCTACCTTTGTACTAAAGCTAATCATTATCTTACGTCTTCCTCTCTACCGTATATTCTTGGAATTGCATCCAAAGGCTCTGGTGGTTCTAATTTTGATTTTCTTGTTATCAACATGCTTCCTTCATGTACTGTGGAAACTATAGGGTCTTCTAATCTATGATAGCCATACAATTTTTCTTCATCTGGTACATTGGTATCTAAAAGAGTAGAGTTATGTGCTATCTCAATCTTTATTCCTTTTGTAGCTGCAATAGCCAACCAAAACTCGGTACAAGCTCTTCCAGCCTCTGCCATATGAGGAACTTCTTTATAACTAAAATCTATTCCGTATAGACAAATTTTAGACACCTCTTGAGATATAGCAAAGGCTATAGCATAAGGAACAGTGTTATTTAAGTATGCGTATTTTGTTTTTTCTAAAACTTCTTGTAAGGGATATTCTATTACGTCTGGACATCTTTTATCTAAACAACAAGAATAAATGGGAATGTTTAACTTTTGTAATAATCTTTTTTTCATTACATTTGTTTGTTTCCCAGCCATTTCTCCATCTAAGAAGCGAGATGCTGGATCAAGCATAAATACACGATCATGGAAAATAACAGCAGACATTGCATTTATTGCCCATACTTCATCAAAAACATCACTTCTTGTTTTAGCAAGAATGTATTCTGAAAAAGTATTTCCCAAACCAACAATAGCTATTGTTTTGTTTTTTAAACTTTTCATGTTCTTGGTCTTATTAATTTCCCTGATCTGAAGGCATCTCTGTCTTCCATACCTTCTGCATAGTTCTTTAACCTAGAAATAGATTCCATATATCTATCAGAGTACATTTTTATAATATCAGCTTCGCCTTTCATAAATGTATAAGCCTCAACTAAACATGCGTAAAGAAGTGCATCAGTTGCATTATCTCCTATCCAAGTTGTACCAGTATTAACGGTTGTTATTGAAGTTGGTCTGTAGAAATAATGTAATTCAACCGCATACGAAGAGTCAGGTGTTGGTGCTACTATAAAATTTTGATAATCAAAAGGCGCATAATATTTTGGATTTCCTGTTGTTGATGATCCACCAGGAGTATATTCTTGCAAGAAACTTACATCTTTTTGTAAAAGAAAATTAGTATTTCCACTTGAGTCTATAAACGCTAAAGAAAAAGAAGATAAGTAATCAGTTGGCATAACTAAAAATTTATTACCACTAGTGAAATTTCCAGAAACATTTTTACGAAAATATTCTAAATCTATTGATTTAAATATTCTTTCTTCTGCATTAGTAATAAAAAAAGGTATTTCTGCAACAAAGGTGGTTTCAGAATTATCAGTCCAATCTTTGATAGATTGAGTTAATGTAGTAAATGTCCATCCCATTATGTAATACTCACTGTTACGCTACCAACACTTGCAGTAGCTTCAAAGGTTTCTATTTCTTCACCTATTATGCCTAAACCTATGTTTGTATAAACAATAAAAGCAGTAAAATCATCATCATTATCTGGTCTAGCATTTCTCAGAGCCTCTGGATCAGTCGGTACTCTAGGTGGTGTTAGTTGAGGATGTTTTTCTTCATACTCATCTTTGCCTACTAAAGAACCGTTCCATTCTTTTCTCATGTCTCTTAGTCTATATCTAAATCCAGAACGATCTGACAGTCCAAAAGCATGTTTACCAGATGCAAAAGCTCCCATTATCCAACCTTATAATAGTTTAGTTGTGGTGTTACAGTAAATGAAGATCTATCTCTATCTTCACCCATAGCTCTTTCAAACTCTTCTTCATATACAGTCTTTAATAATTGTATTCTATCAGGTGCTTTTTTCATTGATATGTAATAAGCAAGACCAGCAGTTAAACAAGGATAAAATCTAAAAGGTATCTCCATTGTATTCGTTACTGCATCTGCATCTTGCATTCTAGTTAAAGCATCATAAATAATTACATCTGTGCTATTTTCTGGTGTGGGCCATATCTTCAGATTAGGTGTTATTTGTCTATCAAGAAAGAATTGAGTTGGTCTACCCGTTGTAGACTTGTTAGGCGTTGCTAGATAAGTATCTCTACTTATTCTTGACATACTAAAATCTGTGGTGCTTCTACGAACAACAGCAGAGAGTATATCAATAACATCTGTTCCTAATGAATAATCAGAATCATTTGCTGTTAGTGATTGTGTTCTTTGTTCTATTGTCCATTGATTTAAACCTCTGTTAGCCCACTCTGCCAACATGATATTCATAGATCTTTTTGCTGTTTGTAGATCGTATCCAGTACGAAGTTCTAATCCACATCTTTCAAAGGCTTCTTCAATGTATTCAGCTACGTCAAGTTCAAAATTTGTAGAGCTAGATGTTGTCATTTCTTTTTTCTCCTAAGAGATTTAACTCTTCTTGGTTTACCTGCTGGTTGACCTAACCTATTCTTTTGACTTATTCTACTTCTTTTTTCTTTCGCTGTCATCTCTGATGTAGTCTTAGGAGTTTTTGAAGATACTCGTTTACTAGGTCTACAATAAGGAGTACCTCTTTTTTCTCCTTTTTTACGACCACATGGTTTGCCTGTCTTAACATCTTTCCAATCTTCTTTAAACCATCGTTTAAGAGCTAATCCAGATTTTGTTTTTCTTACAGCCATTATCTATACTTTGTAACTTTACGTCTATTACTCATAACTGCACCACAACCACGAGCTATGTTTTTATTTTTTGCAGGTCTTTTACGCTTTTGCTTAGTAACATTACCACCATTTTTTAATTCTATAACACCGCCTTCAGCTTTCTTTTTAGCCTTCTTTTTGCCTCCAGTTCCGTAATTAGCAGCACCAACCTTTCGGCATTTTGCGATAGCTCCTGAAGCATATGCGCTTGGAAAAACTCTGTAGCGGGCTTTGACTTTATGATAGCAAGCGTCTTTTGGCATTTTTTTTCACCTTTACTATTTTCTTTGGTTTCTTCTTTTTATTCGGTGGCTTTGATATTTGCTTACTCATTTGTGATCTGCCCATAACCATTATATTAACTGCTCCAAGCCAGATGCTACAATAATTAATGACACAATCATCCACAATCTGTTATCTAATTTATTTAACTTACTGTGAATATCCTCATATCTTTGTTTACAAGTTTCTTCGTGTTTTTCTAATAATTTTAAAACTTCTTCTGCTTTCATTAACACTTCCACCTTCTTCTAGCCTGTCGTAAACGACTATTAGGATCTTTGGCTGCTTTCGGAAACTTTTTCATTTGACCAGCACTTCTTGCACAATAAGACTTACGTCTCTTGGCTGCGGCACTGCCTTTTTTTACTTTACCCGTAACAGCAGTTTTTAACTTAGAACCAGGATTATCTCTACGATATTTAGCAACACCTTTGGCAGTCATTCCCGCACCTGCTTTAGTAGGGCGTTTATGACCACCACTTATGGTGTGACCTTTCATAGTGCCTTTTCTTTTCTTCTTCTCAGCCATTTAAAAGCCTACGCATAGAATACAGTTATATTATCCGCAGTATCCACAGTGTATTTAACAGAAGCTCCATTATCAAACAAAACACCTTGAGATGGTATTGTTCTATCAACAGTAGTATTTGCTGTACCTATAGTTCTTGATTTAAATAAAGTTGTACCACTTTCAGGTGTTCCGTTTATAAATTCTACGTCACCTGCTGTACCACCTGATACTACAGACATACCTTTAAGTCTTACTCTATTAGAACTTTCTACTGCTTGAGCGCACAAAGTTCCTGAACCAACTTTTATATTAGCAGCAAATTGTGCAGAGCTAGTAACTGAAGTAACTGTTAAAAACAATTTTGTACCTGCGACTGCTTCAGCAGAACCTGTTGAAGTTATAACTTCTGTTAAAGCATCACCAAAAACATCTGTACCAACAATGGTATTTGTCTTGCCATTATCGCCTGTGCCTGTAGTTGTAACTATAACATTTCTAGCTGCGCCTCCAGCAAACGTAGTATTTGCCATTGTTGCAGAAGTATCAGGTCTAGCTGCAGTAACTAATCTGTCATCATCTGAAGCATTCTCATCACTTATCGTTAATGCTCGTACATCTGATAAACTCGCCATTAATGCCTCCTATTAATATACTGAATATTCTATTTCCAAAGTTGCACGGAAAGCAGTTAAAGCAGTATCACAAGTTGAACCTGCACATAAGTAAAGATTATTACTTGCTATCGCTGCATTTATATTTGGCTCAAATACATGAAATGTTCCAGCAGTTGCATCTAAATCAATATCAACTTCTGTTACTGAATCTGTTGCTGATATTCTTGGATTAAATGATGCAACACCTGCACCTACAATCTCTGTTCCAGATGATACTGCGGTATTTGTTGCAGTTCCAGATGTGGCACTTAACTGTAAATTAGCTAGTGAGTTAGCATCACTAGCAGCCGCAGTTGTAATTCCAATAACTACTTTATGAATAAAGAACTTGGATGCAGTAACCAATGCGTCTGGATGATCTGCATTTAAAGCACCTAATTCTACAAGAACATCATCATCTGCATAAGTTGTACTTGCTGCGTTAGTACTAGCCAAACTTACTGCAAATGTTTGAATTTTTCTTGTACCCATAGAAATAAGTTGTCCAGTTGAGTTAACTGAAAAACCAGTTTGTGTAATAGCACCAGTTGTGCCGTTTTTATTGATTACGTTGAATCCACCCTCTGAACGGACTGGACCTGTAAAAGTTGTAGTAGCCATGTGAGTCTCCTTGTCTTGGCAAATGTCGAAGTTAATTCTTCGTCAAGGTAATTTAACTATACATAAAAAAAGGGTGACTTACAAGCCACCCTTTTAATAATCGAACAATTGTTCGTTAAGCTGCGCCTGGTGATCCAAACACACAACGAGGATCAGAGAATCCAAAAGCATATCTTTCTCTTGCTTTATATCTCATGTTTCCTGTGTCGAAGTCTGCTTCCATGCTTGTGCTTAATGGTGTTCTTTCAAAATATTTGAAACCATTTGGAGCATCTGTTTTGATGAAAAACGCATCTGTATCTGTTAAGAAATGGTTGATAACGTAACCTTCTGGTAACATTCCCATATTCCTAATTGCGTTTACATCGTTGTCAGCAGTTCCAGGTCTTAGAGTTGACTCTAATAAACGATCAGCAACAAACTGTAGTGCTGGTGGAATGATTAACTTCATACCACGAAGAGCTACAATCATGTTTCTCTCGTCAACAAAATTAGAAATGTCAATTAATGCACTTTCTAATGATGTTTCATTTAAGTCAGCGGCACTTGATGGCTCATTTGAGAATGTTCCACCACCACCTAGAGGATGGTCTGTAGCACAAAGCTCTTTTCCATCACCACCAGTAAAGCTAGAACTAAACGCATTGTTTAGAGTAGAAGCAGCTTTTACTTGCTTGGTGTGTGCCATTGATCTCGCTAGTGCCTTTGTGTATCTAGCACCAAGACGATCATAGAGATTATCTTCCATTGCTTCCTCAGTTAATGCGAAAGCTAATGCAACAGTCTCCATTGTATATCTTGATGTATATACTTCGTTTGCACTATCGAATGCAACTCCAGATCCCTCTGATTTAGTTGCAGCATTACCGAAACCACTAATCATCACTTCTTCTTCAAACGCTCTGTCTGAAGATTCTGTGTCGTAGATCTCTGCATGCTCATTGTCGTAACGGTCATATTCCATGCCAAAAAGGGCATTTAGACCAGGTTCTAGTTCTTTAACTAGTTGCGCTCTTGATATAGCCATAATCTAAACTCCCTTATGCTAATCCTGCACCTTTTTGTCCAAAGATGTGATTTTGAATCACAGCATAGACATTGGTTGCATCTGATGAAACATCTGAATTTTCTGGATCTTGAGAAATATCTATAACCTTTAGAGGTAAACCAGCAGTGGTTGCTCCATCAGATACATTTAATTCTGCACCAGAAATTCCCGTGACAGTAGACCCTGCTGTTGTATAAACAACATCAAAGTTACCAAGTAAATCTGCAACTGGAAATGCAGCGTTACATTGAATTTCAAAAACAACCATTGGGTCGTCAATGATAAAAGCCTCAATGTCTGCGGCATTTGTACTTGCAGGGTAAAAGTTGGAAAAAGTTTCCTTTTTAGTTGTAGGATCTGTGAATCTACAACCGTTGAACACTCCAACTATCGGAACAGTACCACCATCAGCGTGAATTTCCACGCCTCCGCCAGTGACTTGCATTACTAAATCACCTTGAAAGATAGCAGTTCCATAATCGGCAGCGATTCTATATCGGCTTTGTCCACCAGTATAGGGTGTTCCACCTATTCTTTTGACAGGACGTAATCCGAAAGCAGCATCTTGATTTGCCATTTAAGTCTCCTAAAATTAAAATTATGAGTCGGACTTCTTGCCACCAAAAGCGACTTGAGACCTTCTCTCGGGTTTAAGCATAGGCATTGCAGCATTTGAATCTCTCATCATATCTCTGTCAATAGCCTCCATTTGATTATTTGTTTTGTTTTGAAAGTATTGGTTTCTCTGCTCAACAAGTTCATCAGGTATCCGTGCTAACAAAAGACCACCCTGACCGATTACTCCAGCATTCTTGCCTTCATCAATTATAGGTGCATCAAAGTCGGGATATTCTTCAGCACGAACTAATTCATATCCTTCTCGCAATCGTTTATGGATGTTTGATCTATCATCATATTCCATAACTCGTTCTCTTATCCATCTGTGCTTATAACCCACAGGTGCTTCTGGAGCATCTAGCGTTGCTGGTGGCTTCCATTGTT